CCTAGTTGATTATCAGCACCAGCAACAGCACCCCCTAACGTCAAAGCACCAGCAAGGACAACACCTGTTGCGCCAGTAGGAATCGTAATAACATCAGCATCAGCATCATTTTTGATAGTTACATCATTGGTTGATCCCTGACCTGTTAGAATCAAACCCTCGGCAGAAGTATAACCCATTGCGGCGTTGTCACCAGCAGCAGTATCACCAGCTGCGTTAACAGTAGCGTCAGTAAAAATATCTTTAACTGCGCCAATGCCACCATCTGTTTGTAATGAACCAGTTGTGCCGCTGGTACTATCTGTTGCATCATCTGTGCGAATAACACCTTTAAATGTAACACCAGTAGTACCTGTGGGAATGCCAAAAACTTCACCATCGGCATCGTTTTTAATTGTTACATCATTCGTAGAGCCTTGACCTGTTAAAATTAAACCTTCAGCAGCTGTGTAACCTATGGCAGCATTGTCACTAGCGGCAGTGTCACCAGCAGGTTCCACTGTACCTGTAGCAGTAACATTCCCAGTTACAGCCATTGCTGTTGCTTCAACAAAAGTTTTTATACGAGCTGCGGTAGTTTTCCTATTCGTTCCACCAGCACCATCATCTACTACAAACAAATCAGCAGCAACTACAGCAGCACCTATATCTGTGCCACCATCAATATCTAAAGCTGTGATAGCCAGATTCGTTGGAGCTGCATATGTTTTAATTCTTGAGGCAGCAGTTTTTCTATTAGTACCACCAGCACCATCATCAACAATAAACAAATCTGCATCAACGATAGCAGCACCTATATCTGTGCCGCCATCAATATCTAATTCGGCAATAGCGACAGTTCCATCTGCTAAAGCTGTAGTTCCTGTAACATTTAATGCTCCAGCAACCGTTAATGTCACACCACTTGGGACAGTAAAAGTATCACCAGAATCCCCAATGATCGTCTCATTTCCGATACCGGCCGGTGAGATTTTATCTACTTTTAGTTCACTCATGGTTTAATATCTCCTATTTACTATTTATTACCAACGATTAGTCCAAGCGGTTTTTGTATCATACAGGCTCCGTGGGCCAAATTATGTCATCCCCGTCTTCAGCGTTTCCGGCTGCATTTAAACAGTCTGGATAGCCCGCCGGAATATCGCGCAGCGCTTGGCGGTAAACGGCCCACTCCGTTTTCTTTTCTTCGCTTAATTGAGCGTCTGGATATTGCGTCCAATCAGAACTGACCAATTTACGATTTCGCAGAATACGAACTTGGTCATTAGTGTATACGAGGGGCGCTGGAGCGCTAAAGTTTGACCCATCCCAATCAAAGTTGGGCGCGGCCGCGTTGCTTGGGTCTTGCACCATTGTTGCAACCAATTCTGCTGTAAACATCGTATTAATGTCTTTATCTCCAGCATCAATAACTTCCATTACCTTGTTATCTTCTATTCTAGCGTAGCGCATTACTTGTACTCCTCTACAACGACAACCCCATAGCCACCGCCATACGGCGAAGCGGCGATGTAGCCACCCTCGCCAACCCCAGCAACTCTATGTGTCGCCGCATTGGTGTTAGTGGCGCTACCATGTTCATGCTTGCCTTGTATACCGCCGCCCCAATATGTTGAACCTCCCGTGCCGCCTTGTGCGCCACCATTGGTGCCTTCATCGCCTGATCCTCCACCTTGGCCAGGGAGGTTGATATCCCCCTGCGACCCAACACCCCCAACGCCAGGATATGCTTGGTTGACATGACCGTGGGGCCCGCCGCCGGTTCCGCCTGTCGCAGAACAATGACTACCGAAACTACTGCTTCCGCCAGCACTAGCTTGCTGGCTACTCACTTGGGTTCCGCCGTTTCCAATCGTAACCGTTTCAGAAGAGATAGAAGTGACATCTACTTTTATGATTGAAGTCCCGCCGCCACCGCCGCCGCCGCCCCAATAGTAGCCACCGCCGCCGCCGGCACCAGTGCAGTACACTATAATTTTCGTGATGCCAGATGGCTTGGTCCAAATCCCAGATGACGAGAAGTATTGACAGCTTTGAAATCCACCAGCAGAAGCAGCCTCAAACGCTGGAGGACTACCAGCACCAGTACTGGTTAAAACTTGGCCGTCAGTGCCAGTAGCAATTGCTACTGGATCACCAGAAGCATCATAGCTAATAATATTTCCATCTGTTCCACCAGCCATCTTTGCTAATGTTATTTGATTATCAGCTATGTGCGCCGTGTCAATTGAACCATCTACATAATGTTCACTATCAATAGCATCATCAACTATCTTAGCACTTGTAATCGCATCCGCTGCTATCTTGCCTTCTGTTACCTGTAAAGCTCCAAGGTGTGCTGTATCAATTGAACCATCTACATACATATCACTATCAATAGAATTATCAGCTAAAACAAAAGTTTTAAGTCTTGAAGCCGCTGTCTTTCTATTAGTTCCACCGGCACCATCATCTACAATGAATAGATCAGCGTCAACAATGGCAGCACCAATATCTGTTCCGCCATCAATATCTAAAGAAGTCAAAGCGGTGTCACCGCCACCAATATAAGTTTTAATTCTTGCAGCTGTTGTTTTTCTATTAGTACCACCAGCACCATCATCTACTACAAACAAATCAGCGTCAACGATATCAGCACCTATGTCTGTGGCACCATCAATATCTAATGTTGTTAATGGCGTAGTTCCAGCAGTCAACCCTGTACCAGAACCAGTAAAGCTGGTTGCAGTAAATACACCTGTAGAACTTAATGATGCAGTTTCAGTTGCCGCGGCACTTATTACAGTTTTAAAACTCAATGAAGAATTTGAAACAGCAGATATACCTAGGCCATTAGGTTGAAAAGTGGTTATAAGTTTTGACATGTTACAAGCTCCTCTTGTCTATTTATGTTTAAAAAATTAGGCTTCTATAACTCTAAAGCTGAATTAAATGGTTCCATACCAAAAACTTTTTCACAAGCATGACAATCCCAACATCTATTTTTACATTTTGAAAGTATCTTGCTCAAACCTTGGCCCTTCTTTGTATTCCAGATCGATGTAATATCCTCAGCACTGTGTTGTTGGGTCTGTTCTAAATTTGTCCATCCTTGTGGAGCCCACCTGTCCACTAGATACGGGGCAAGACCTTTGTCATATATCTCTTGAAACGAATCAGCATATTCAAACGCATCGGTTAATTCACCGCTTTCTAGATCAATCTTTCTGTTGCCCTTCTCTATTCCCGACCAACACATCCGGCCAGCTGGATCAATTGCTTGTGACTGCCCTAATCGCCCACTGAATTTAAAAACATCTACATTATTGGAGAAGTCATCGACAATTTCTTTAGTTGCCATTGAAATATTTACACCCAACCTAGGCAACTGTTCCGTATAAGGAGTGCGCCAATGTGAACAAGTTGTAGGAAATGTCTGCCAATAATTTGATTCTGATTGTTGCAGAGGAGCCTGCCATAGATCATGCTCTTGCTTGAACGGGCAACTAGGCATACACGATTCAGATGCTAAAAGTGATGTTTCAACATTTAACTTTTTAGTTTCTTTGCGAACTTCTCTTAATAAATCAATATCTCTGTTGAGCGAACGATCCAGCAAGATTGTTGTGTATCCCAAGGCTACGTAATCATATACCTCTTGGGTAGATTTCACCAAATGGTTGACTGTGTTTTTCCAATTCATTTCAGGAAATGCTTCTTGCAATGCACCCGTTCTCATTAGATGGGTCGAACTAATAGTGCAGACTCTCAATCCTCTATCATAATACCCTCTTATAAACTTTAGCATTTGATTTATGACATCTGAATCAGATGCTAATTCTTTACCCATATCTAAAGTATTAAGAGTAAGTGAAATTTCTGTGCCAAACTCATCTTGGATTTTGAATAGGTTATCTAACTGAATGGGAGATGGGCTCACTCCCATTACATCGCCATATCTTTTATGTTCGCCCTTGTATTCATAAACAAACTCCGCGCCAAAATATATATCGCGTATCTCGTCTTTATATTCTTGGGTTGAATTTTTAAATAAACAATAAAATATATCATCATCAGAATAACTATCCCAATGAGGGATAGAGAATTTTTTACTAAAATCAGAAGACATCTTTATTCAGAATCTAAAACACTGTCCTGGTCGGCCGGGTCTACACTTTCGACATGAGAATATTTCGCCTTCACAGCTGTAATATGATCTACATATTTGGAAGTACCGTCACGCATATCACGATAGATGGCATCTAACTGATCACCATACAGACCATATGCTTCTTTTCTATTATCTATCATTGTGGCCCGGTGGCCAGCTGCAGTCGCAGCCCATATAGCATGTACATTCTCGAATGTATTGCTGTCAGGTTTGTAGTCCCAATTCTGTTCAACATCATCATCACTACATTCTCGCCATGTCAAAGAATTGTGGACTTCAAAAGTATCTGCCAAAGTATCAACCACTTGAACTACGCGATTATCTAAATTAAGAAGAACATGTTTCATTACTAACTCCTATTTGTATTCGTAGACAATAACAACGCCTGTTGCTACTGATGCCGCACTACCTTGAGTATACCCGTTATAAACCCCTATACCACCAGCACCATAAGAAATAGCCGCATGTAAAGTTGTATCTGTTGTATTAGCCGTGCCGGGTGAACTTCCCCCAAAATAACTAGAACCTCCACCACCTGAGTGGGCCAAGCCGGCAGCAGTCTGACCTCCGCCGCCTCTAATATTAACATCTCCTCCAGTGCCGGCGCCGCCATAACCACCGTCCCGTGAGCCAGTGTGTGTTGCGCCACCTGTTGCTGAGCAATGACCTCCAAATGAAGATGTGGACCCAGCGGAACCCGCTGGGCCTACCGTAACCGCTACGGAAGAGATGTTAGTTACATCAATGAACTTTTCGGTATATCCCCCAGCGCCTCCTCCCCAACCACCATTAGAGCCGTGAGAACCGCTGCCGCAAAGACTAACGTGAACGCTTTTGATGCCGCTGGGTTTTGTCCAAGTGCCGGATGAAATAAATGATTGAACAGACGCCATACCACCGCCGGCAGAAGCGCTCATAGTTGGAGGCGCTCCAGCACCAGCCGAAGTTAATACTTGATCAGCGCTGCCAGTAGCAATTGCTACTGGATTGCCAGAAGCATCATAGCTAAGAATATTTCCATCTGTGCCACTTGCCATCTTAGCAAGAGTTATAGCATTGTCTGCAATAGAAGCAGCCGGTATCTCACCTGATAATTGTGCGCCAAAATCATATTTTAATGATGCATATGTTGCCATTTTCTTTACCCCTCCCTAGGGAGCCTCCCTATTTATTTTTCTGTTAACAACCAGCCTTGAGTTGAATCTACATAAACTAATTCAAGTCCGGCTCGTTCTGTTGTAACTGTCATATCTGCACTTGCTGCAGCAATCTTTTCTGAATTTCTTCCAATCGTACAAGTATTACTATCAAATGTTCCAGCATAATCAATTATACGAACATAATCTCCGATACTAGGAGAAGCTGGTAATGTCATTGTAAATGCTGAAGATGTTGTATTAACAAAGTATCCACGACCAGCCACCATTGTTGTTGCACCAGTTACGACTGCTTGCCATTGAACACCGCCAGGATTATAAGTTTTTAATCTCGAAGCAGCAACTTTTCTATTGGTTCCACCAGCACCATCATCTATAATAAATAAATCAGCATCAACAATTGCAGCACCAATATCTGTGGCACCATCAATGTCAAGATTAGCAACGGGAACTTCACCAGCAGCATCTTCAACATAAGTTTTAAGACGAGAAGCGGTTACCTTACGGTTAGTACCACCAGCACCATCATCAATGATCAACAAATCAGCATCAACAATTGCAGCACCAATATCTGTACCACCATCTATATCTAGATTGGTAATATTAAACGCACCAGCACTAGCACCAACATAAGTGGCAAATCTTGATGCCGTTGTTTTCCTATTCGTTCCACCAGCACCATCATCAATGATCAATAAATCTGCATCAACAATTGCAGCACCAATATCAGTTCCACCATCAATATCTAATTCGGCAATAGCGACAGTTCCATCTGCTAAAGCTGTAGTTCCTGTAACATTTAATGCTCCAGCAACCGTTAATGTCGCACCACTTGGGATAGTAAAAGTATCACCAGAATCCCCAATGGTCGTCGCTGTTCCACTTGCCGGTGAGATTTTATTTACTTTTAGTTCACTCATGGTTTAATATCTCCTATTTATATAGCATAGTTATTTTTAAATTACTTCTAAATCGCCGGACACATTAACGGTGCCGGTGACGGTCATACTATTTATTACAGCTAAAAAGCCAGTCACAGTAACAGTAACTCCAGAACTAACAGTTAATGGGCCTGTTGCAGTAGCGTTAGTTCCGCTTGCGATTGTGACATTGTTAGCTAATGTTGCAGTATTTACCCTAAATATATCAGAGAGTCCATCAGCCGAATCGCCGCCGATTTCGCCAGCGCTCCTACCGAAAAAATAACCAGCACCACCACCGATATAAGTTTTAAGTCTTGCAACTGTTGTTTTTCTATTAGTACCACCAGCGCCATCATCAATGATCAATAAATCTGCATCAACGATAGCAGCACCTATGTCTGTACCACCATCTATGTCTAATGTTGTTAATGGCGTAGTTCCAGCAGCTAACCCTACGCCAGAACCACTGAAAGAAGTAGTTCCTGTAACAGTTAAATCACCTCCCACAGAAAAATCGCCAGAAACAGTGTCTGACGCAGTAATACCACCAACATCAGAAACCAAATTATTAAATTGGATTCTAAATTCTTCTAAACTATTAGTTGGAAGGATTGAACTCGTTGCCATTTTTAATTCCTTATTATTCTATTTATAACGTATTATACATCATTTATGCTGCTATATTTGGATAATTAAAATTAATATTATCGTCTGTTGCGAGTTCAAATCTAAATCTTCCACCCGCATCTGTGGAAGAACCATCTGTTCCGTTTAATAATATTGCACCATCCGATTCATCTTCCAAATCTATAGCTCCATACTCTGAAATCAGAATATCAGCTGACCTTGTAATTGGTTCCAGAGTAGAATTAAGATAATTCTGAAATGGTATTGTTCCTTCGTTAATCTTATCTTCAACTATTACTCTGTCACTCTCTAGTTCTAATTTATTGTTGGTTCCAAATCCAGTTCTGTTTTCAAGTAGTATGTTATCTCCGTGAGCACCAGAAGCCGTTGTTTCATTTTCTTGCATGAAGAAACCACTCTCGTTACTCTCTTCTAAAATTATTGCTGTCTGTTTTACTGGTGTTGAACCACCTATGCGACCAAAACCAGCATCTATATGAGAATCCAAAACAAGCAATGAAGGTCTAATAATATCTTCTAGTATGAAAGAATTGTATAGATATACACTTTCAGTAATTAAATATTCTCCAGCATTCGTAGATGAAGAATCTGTACCATTAAGAACTACATTATCTCCAGCATTCGTAGATGAAGAATCTGTACCATTAAGAACAATATTATCATTTGAATATTCTCCAATATTTTCAAATGTAAAACTAGAGTTATTATTAACATCAGCTGCATCTTCCAAAATAAAGTTTTCTCCAGCATCTACAACAACTTCATCACGCGCAGCGCCGCTGCTTGCTCCTATAGGTGTTTGAAATACATCATTATCTACCAAAAGATACCCACTTGTTGCCGTTCCTTTTTCCAATTCAAATTTTGATAAAGGATTGTGAAAAGGATTTCTTGCAAGTGTTACCAAACCAGTTGATAGATGTCTTGGAGTGGATTGTGGAATATGTATCTTTGTTGTAATAAAAGAAACAAGGGAAACATCGTGATTAGGTCCACCACCCTTGAAAGAAGTTTCAAGTTGTTGCGAACCACCATCCTCATTCAACAATGAAGTGAGTACTTGATTTCCTTGCAACCCAATCTTGTTGAAAACGATTCCAGCAGATGCATCTTCCAGCTCCATAGAATCTCCAGCATTGGTAGAATCTGAATCAGTACCGTCAAGAAGAATATCCCCACCAGCATCAGGTGACGCTGGTTGACTAGTTAAACCTTCAGTGCTGTTCATAATTATATTAGCAGAAACCGCTACAGATTTCTCTGATATAATTCTATCGTTAGCATTTGTGGAAGAAGAGTCTGTGCCGTTAAGTTTAATAACACCATATCCTCCAGCATCAGTATCAGTACCATCTTCAAGTTGAACACCAGTAAAGTCATTAAAATGGAATAATGGTATTTCTTCTGTAACATAAGAACCAGCATTAGTAGAACTGCCATCCGTTCCATCAAGAATAATAGAATCACCTACAACTTTAAGGTCTTCAGATTCCTCTAAGACTATATGTTCCTCAAATGCGCCATTCACAATATCAATAACACCAAGACGGCGCTGCATTGCTTCAGAGAATAGAACTTCAAAGGTAGAAGCAAGTATTGGCGAGAATTTATCTTCTGGTGCAGTAACACCAAGACCACTATACCAACCACCACCAAGAGATGAGCCTGCATTTGTAACTGCAACAGAAATCGAAGATGCAACTTTAACTTTACCGAATACTGCCCAGCCAGCTGGATGTACAGCTTTCTTTAATTGATCCAGATACGTTGCTGTACCAAACCCAGTTTCCACTTCATATGAGAACTGTTGATAATAATAAGAATCTTGTATTCTATTTAAATCCTCACCAATAAGACTTTCAATGTTTATGCCATAAGACTTATCAGTTTCGGTGGTAACTGCAATTGCAGAGGTTCCTTTTGCAATATTAGCTTTAACGATTGTTCCTGTTGCGCTGCCAGAATCTGTGATAGTAGTTGGATACGGATTTGCAGCAGTTGCATCAGCGAAGAAATCTATTGCATCCTCATTGATAATATCATCACCAACATTCGTACTGTCGGAATCTGTTCCGTTAAGTGATATAACACCAGAAGCAGTTTCTATATCATGAAGAAGTTTAGCACCAGCATCACTTGAATCAGAATCAGTACCATTTAAGCGAATAGTATTATTGTCACCATCATTCTCATTTAATAATAAACTACCAGCATCAGTTTGCGAACTATCGGTTCCATCAAGAAGAATAGTACTTTCTGCTTCTTCATCTAAATAATTATCTATTATAAGAAAAGTACCAGCACCAGACGATCTTGCAGCAGTTAATTGAGCTTCCTCTATAAGAAATCTAGGGTGTTGTCGCTCATTAGTATTATCACCAAGAGAGAAAGAAGTTTCATTTAGTAAAACATCTTCTGTACCATCCTCATTCGCAATACCATCACCAACATTGGTTCCATCTCTTGAATTATATTCTAATTGTAGGGGTGGAATAAATGAATCATTAGGAGATTCCATTACTAATGCACTTCCAGCGGGAAGACCGTTTCCAGATTCAATAATAATATATCCGTCTAGAGTATCTTCATTATCTAAAACAATTTTATTTCCATCAGCATCTACTATTTTATTTCCAGTTTCAATAGAATTGTTTATGCCAACGGTACTAACTACTACATCACTTCCAACTCTACTACCATCCTCAAGTAAAAATCCTTCACTTTCACCTGTCTCCAATGTTTTTCGTACAACATCCTCAAAGGTTGTAGTTAAAATATTGTTAGTAGAATCCCAGGCCTTAACTGTTCCTGTGTGGGTAGTAAGAGTATTTTTAGCTGCAAAAGTTCCAGATACATCTTTTAACGTGAAGTTTGCTTGAAATGCCATTGCAGGGACAGCACTATAATTAAATCCATGATTTGTCATTCGTACTTCACCAACTGAACCGATATTATCTGTTGTTGCTAAAAGAGCTCCTCCTGTACCAGTTGTTGATGTTAGTGTTACCGTAGGAATAGTTAGATATCCACCGCCGCTATTTTTAATGACTGCTCTATAAATACCACCACTATAATCTGTACCTTCTTCTATCTGAAATCTATCTGTGTCCGTACTATAGGTATCATTACTTTCTTGTTGTATTGATGGTTCCAAAGAAACATCATGTCCAGCATGAGAAGAAGAAGCATCAGTTCCATTTAAAAGAAGATTTCCTGTTTCATTTTCAAGTGCAACTTCAAAATAATCAATATGTGTTGTAGTACCGCTTTCAGCAAGAATGTAATCATTTTCATTCGTTGAAGCCTTGTCAGTACCTTCCAATAAAAATGAACCATCAATAATAGAAACAAATCCTTCGGCAGATTTTGTATTGGAATCAGAAGTGGTAAAAGTAAGAGTATCCCCTACTTCATATTTACTTCCAACATCATCTACAACAATTCCATTTACTTGACCTGTATTAATATTATTAATTCTAGCTGTTGCTAAACCATTACCAATATTAGTATTTGTGTCAAACTCAATATCCTGATCAACTGTATATAACGCACTTGAATTTGTAATTACAGGAACATCCACTATTCGTTTAACAGTGAACGTCATACTCACATCTGAATCTTTAGCAGTGGTTGTTACAGTTTCACCATCGGTAAATGCAAAAGTATCACTATGAGATGATTTGTTGAGTTCAAACTCTACAATAGCAGTTGCACCTTCACTAAATGATGTGGCAGAAGCTACAACTGCTTTCTCACCAGATGATCCACCTATAATTGTTCCACCAACTGCTTCGGCAACAGCAATATTTGTAAGAGGTGCAACTCGCATAATTGTTTTACTTGCCCAATTACCATCTGATGCTCTCATCATATATTTGTTTGGATAAGTTACATCAGCAGTTTCTCCCAACAACATACGCATGAAAATCTTATGACCTTCAGATGTTCCTTTAGCCCTATACAACTCACGAATATTTTTAATTAGATTTCTTTTGGATATTCCATCTGCTAATGTCAGAGGAATTGCGTTCATAAACTCATCACGGAAATTATCTAGAAAATCATAGATTGTATTATCAACATCAGCATAGTTCAATAATTGCTGTATGGTCTGCACAGGATTTGCACGATACCTAGTAACTGTACCAGACGCCCCAGAGGTTCCACCTGTTACAGTTTCTCTCGTAATAAATCTTTGTTGTGATGTGATAAAGAGTCTTGGAGTACTTGCACTCAAATCATCAGCAAGAACCGTAGCAGTTGCCTTTGAGGTTCCACCAGTAATCGTTTCACCAACCGTAAACTTACCATCACTTCCCGATCCACTTTCTAAAACAATTTTATTTCCATCGACATCCAAAACATTAGATGCTGCTGTTAATTCCAAAAGAAGATTATCAATATTTACAGTAAGACGAAGTTCTCCAGCTTCAAGATACTGATAATAATGTTTTAGAAAGCGAGAAAATACAGGATGGTCTGACTGAATAAAATCAGGCAGTTGACCATCAATAAGAGGGCTTATCTTAGTATTTAATTTTCCTGTTGGATTATTATCAAACGGCATTTTTAATAACTCGATGTTGGTGTATAAGAAGACGTTGCAGTATACGTTGTACCAGCACCGCTATCTCCAACCGCAACCGTATCAACTTCTCCTGTTATACTAGTATTGATAAAATCAATTTCTAACACTTGATTGCGAACTGGAACTATATCCTTGGAATCTGGGACGGCCGTGATACGAATTTCGTCTGATGCTGCACCATCAACCTCAGCTACAGAAGTGATATAAATTCCATCAGTAACAATTTTACCTGTTGAATATGTCACAGTACCAGCAGTGGAATCTGTATATGTCCTTACTCCCGCCACAAGATAATATGTTCTTAAATTGCCGGCACCATCATCATCAAAATATTGTATGTTTGTCGCATCACCACTTATATAAAATCCAGTTGATGCAATCACTCCACCAGCAGATTTATTGTGTTCAGAATGTGGATTATAAAATGCATTGTTAAAATTAATTGTATATGCAGTTGAAGCACTAGTAGTAGGTGTAAATAATTGTCCTACCGTAACATTTATTGCACTGCTTGTAATTGAAGTATCTGTGTTATCAATAAGTCCCAATAGTTTTGAATGTCTGAATAGTCCTTCAAATTGTTCAAGATCAGAAGTACTATAAGTTTTCAAAGTAGTATCAACTAAAGTCTCTAGTTCTTTGGCAGTATATGTTGTCTTACTTTTATTATATTTAAATGTTCCACTTAAAATTAATTTAGTTGTTTGTGGGTCAATAATAACAGGAACAGTTGATGCAACAGTATATGGTGCCAAATCAGTAACCAATTGCGTTTTTTCTACTGTGGTTAAATTAACACCCGTAGAAGCTTTAATTGAAATAAAAACTTTACCATATTCAGCCGTACTTATCGCTCCAAGACTTGTATCATAAGAACCACTCTCTCCACCAAACACTGATACAGATTGTGCAGTAGGATATAATTTCTTTGCATAAACTTTATAATCTTCAGCAGTAACACATCTTCCTTGAGATGCATAATCAAGAGGTGCGTTATATTTAATTGATTTTAAACTTTCTGGTTCAGCACCACCGCTCGCAGCAGATTGCGTGAAAATTGCTATATCAGTAACACCTCCAATACTTGTTGAATTTGCAAATATAGAAGCACCATTTGCAACTGTTTTGTTAGTTACGATATAAGTTAAAATTACAATGTTACCATCAGACAATGCTGCACCAATTACTCCATCCCCAAAATACACTTCATAAAGTCCAGCTTCTACTTCTTGTAAAAAATAAACTTTACTACCAGTTTCAACTTGAGTTATATCTGTTGCTTGTGTATATGTATTTAATGTAGTATCACTTGAAGAAGTTTGCACCTTAACTGTTAATGTAACTGTATCCGCCCTATTATTTCTAAGTAAAAATCTTTGGTCAACATCAGATGAATCAACTGTATATCTTGTGGTCACATAAGTTCCCTCGTAAACAGGAACATTATTAAAGGTAATGCCAGAACCAATATTTGAATCAGTAACATCTGAAGCAGTAACAAATTGATAATCCGTTCCATCAACACTCGTTGTAAATACTGTTCCAGCATCCATTGTTGCTGTTGCAAATGTAGTAGTGTTTAATGTAACATCAATAATTGCTTTAGCTGCTTTAGCAGATATAGGAATATACCCTAAAGTTTTTGCATGAGAAATAATGCTAGATCGTAAGGATGCGCTATCAAGAAACATTTCATTTGCAAGCATATTCGCATTAAATCCAAGATAATGTGTATTATATGCAAGAACATCTAATAGAATGTTTAAACCAGAACCTTCAAAATCATAGTCTTTAAATTCTGTTTGTGCTTTAAGAAAAAGTTTAAGATTGCTTTTTACTTCATCAAAATCAAATTCTGTTACGTTTAGTCTTGATTCATTTATTGCCATTATCGTAATCTTTCTAGAAATACCGTTAGGTCTACTAATTCGGTTGGTGCATTTACAACATAAAATGATATAGTACATTCGTATTCATTACGATCTAAATTTGGTGAAGCTTTTACACCAATTAATCTTGCTCTTGGTTCAAAATTTTTAATCACCATTTCAATTTTTCTTGTAAGAATATGAGCAGTTGTAGGAGTCATATTTTCAAACAATACATCTCTGACCCCTGACGCAATTTCTGGATGAAAGGGTTTTTCATAATGATTCAACAATACAAGATTTCGAACAGAACGCTTCACTGCTTGAATATCATTTACTTTATTAATATCATTAGACGCTGATTTCTTTCCAAAGAAAAGGTCTAAATCGGAATACTGTTTAATACTCCGTTTAGATTCATTAAATGCTTGTGAATCTGTAAAAGCAGTTGGTGTTGGCATTATAAACTCCTGTTTATATTATTTATAAGATGTAATTTAATATATCTTAATTTCTTCTATTACTGCTTCAATATTATCATACCAATAATTTAAAAACTCATGTACTCTTGGATATTCTGGTCTTATATCATCTGTCTGCCAAACGAACTGTTGAAGGATGTGTTGAGAATCTGGCATCCAATAAAAAACATTCACGGTTACGATAGTATTTTTTATTATAATCATTAGTCTTAATCATTATTAACAAAACGTGGGTCATAAGTATCCGCATATCTATATTTTACTTTAAAATATGGTCCTTCACCAGCTGATGTCGCCTCGGGATCACCTTTTACGTCAGATGGTCCATAGCCGGCACCTCGTCCATCAGTTATTGTCAATGTTTTACCGTCCAAAGTCCAACGATCAATAAATGCTTTCGGAGCTACTTCTTTCCCGGCATTGCGGTCAAGATTACGCTGGAATATCTCACCGCCAATTTCGAGCCCCTTGGGCGAATCGTACTTAATAATTGTTACCCATTTAAATTTTTTCGTACTGCTATCATTGTAACCTCTAACAGAAAGAATAGTAAGCGGCACATGTTTTAATTCGATTTCATAATCGTAAGGAAAAGAACTCGTAAACGTAAAATCTTCTTCGGTAATTTCTTCTCTCATTGTAACTGGTCTACCAGTAAATCCTTTCTCAGCTGTATTTGCTCGTGTTCTTGTCGTTACTCCTCCTCCAGAAGTTATAATTGTTTGAGTTTTTATTGAATTTGATTCATCTACTTTAGTAATAGTTTTTGTTGATGTAATCGAATTTTCTGGAGTTGTAGTCTCAACTTTAATACCCTCAGTTGTTGTTACGTTTGAAGTTTCTGTAGCAACTTTAAAAGCACCTGTATCTTCTGTAGGAGGTGTTGTTGATGTAACAGTGTCAGCGACAACATCTACATCAGTAGATGGTTCGGGTATCATCTTTTGAACCTTAACTCCTAACTCAGCTCTCTGTGCAACAACATCAGGATTTGTCCACAACGTAGAAGTTTTTTCTTCTGCTGAATCTACAGTGGGTTGTTTAGATTCTACAGCCTTCTCTATAGCTGCCGTTAAACCGTCAGCAGGTTTTTCAAAATTTGGAACAGCTGAGCATAAATCAGTTCCACCCTGTATTGCGGAAAGCGCGCTTGTAACTAAAGTACCTAAGTCATATCCACCAGCAGTCAATTGTGTTCCAAAATCAGTTGTGATTTTAGATAACAATTGAGTATGCTCAGAACTTCCTGTCGTTAAACTTGATAAACTTGTTACCAATGATTGTAAGTTAAGACTAGGAAGTGCTGGTATTTCTGATATTAAACCTCTATGTTCTAATTCAAGAGAATTAAAATCAGAAAGTGTAGTAGATGATAAAGTTGAAGCATCAACTTCTAAACCATCAAGAGCACTAGTTATTAATTTTTCAAACGCAGTTTGTATAGAATTAAATTCAAGACTTGTACCACACAGATTTGGAACTTTAAGATTAGCCATGATTATCCTCCAGCAAATACATCAGAACTTCCGGCGGCAACAGAAGTACAACCAGAAATGCCATCACCTATTCTGCCAGCACCTTTTGTATTAACTTTAACTGTAGATGATCCAGTTGCTATAGGTTTAGCATGAGGAGGACAAGGAGCGCCAGGCTTTAGATGAGTTGTATTATTATCTCCTTGTCTACTCCATTTGATTCCGTTCACATAAACATTAGGTGAACCCTCTGCTCTGGTCATACCAGTACAATGTGGAATATCTGCATCTCCTATTCTAGTTACTGCTGGCATTTGTACTCTCCGTTGTTATAAGTGTTTGCAATCTATAATTCCAAAGTGCAATCTCTCTGTGTTCAGCCGCTGTATGACCATCCCCATCTGTATGATGAGTTCCGACCATAGGATGATAATGATTCGTGCCACCCATTGTTGATGCTGTTTCTAACATCAAATGATTTTCAGAACCAGTTTCAAAATTCTCTGGTACTAATTTATGTCTTCCATCAGTAAACTCCGTTATTAAATTATCACCAGTATTTGATGATGATGAATCTGTGGCATTTAAAACTAAATTATCTCCATCACCAGTTGTTGACTCCTCAACAAAATTGTCTGTTTCTCCAGAATCTAAAGTTTCACTTTCTAACAACATTTCATTTGAATCTATTTCTGTACCAAGGTCTGGAATAAAACTAATAACATGTTTTAATGTCGAATCATTAGGAATAGCATCATAATCTGTATACGTTGTAATTGTTCCCGATTGATTCATTATTTTAAATTCGTGTGCCATTAGTTCAAATTAATTATTGCAGAATCAATATCAACTTCTGTGCTGACATTCAGATCAAGTGTACCAGTAGTATTATTAGTATGCGAACCTTGGAATGTTTCTGTAATCAAACCAACAGAAGTCCAATCTGTTGTAGATTCTGATTTGATTGTCATAGTAGCTGCTGACTTCATATTAAGTTT